GAGAGAATATTAAACACTATGTCCTGTGTATCATTTAATGTTGCTTTTCCTGACCCTTTGATAGCACAATTAAATCTTATATCGTGTAATTTATAATTATATTGAGATTTACCTGTTTCAATTGCTTTAAAAAATTTTTCATCAAGGTTTACTTGTTCATATTTTGCTTCTTGTCCTGAAACTAATTTTAAAGAAAGACCCATTACTTTTTTCTCTTTATATAATTGTCTCATTATAAAATTAAGTTCTTCAATTTCTGCTGTGCCTTTAGGACCTAAATTTTTAGTTATAGTTTTTCTATTAACTTCTTTTTTATCTATTAACCATATATCAGCAGGATTATACGTATCTTTATTTGATATGCCGAAATACGTTTTTATTAGATTTTGAAACCACAACATAAAACCATTTTTATCGTCTCTATCAAAGATAGTAAATTTTGCGTTAGGATATTCTTGTAGTATTTTTCTGTGTTGTTTATAAAAAGTTTCGAACCAGTTTTGTTCTATTTTTTGTGTAAAAGGAAGTTTGTAATTAAATAAATCTGTTTTACCTTTAACAAATATTTTTCTTAGACCCTTAACGGTGTCTTTATCTTTTACAATATCTATTGCTGACGTAAATCTTTTCTTATTTACATATGTTCGTTTGAATATAAAAGCAGTTGCTTTCTCCTGCATAGCAGTAAATTCTGCTGCTTCAACGGATGTTTCTTTACTGGTGCCTTTATTAAATATTGCTTTTGCCATGCAACTATTTATGTATTATGCGATCTAACTTTTGTAATCTACATAGGCATTACTAGAAACGGTATATCTATAACCCTCAAAAGGTTGTTCTCTAACTTCGTGTCTTAACATACTAGGAAAAATCAATAACATTCCTGGTTTGATTTTTTTCTCTACGCCAAAACCTTCTTTTGTTTTTATTTCAGGAAAGTATAAACCTGGTGCACCTTCGGGTGCTGTGATATAATAAGAACATGAATATACAGCAGGCCAGTGATCATGTGGTTTAGTTATTTGACCTGAGGTATATTTTAAACCCCATAGATTCTTTAGTACAAATTGATATTTGTGTCGTATATCAAATTGCATACGAGAAACAGCATCGCAAGCATCTAAAAACATTTTAGCAAATCTTTTAAAACCAGGATATTCCCACATCTGCCAATATGTCATTAGACATTGTGCGTTTGTTCTATGTCCTTGTTGATCACCTACTTTATCTATTTCTTCTATGATAAGTTTATCCATTTCTGGTTCATCAAGTTGAAACTCAAAAATAGGTTCTTTTCTTTCTATTGAGAAATCATTTCTTACTATTTGATATTTCTTCATCACTTCTTCTATCAAAACAACTTGGGAAACCAAACTTACCAAATGTTTTATTTTTATTTTGAAACTTAACAATCTTTTTTACATCTTCTTCAAAAAAAGATTCTTTTAAAACAAGTCCTCTAGGCATCTCAACTGCTCGCCATATTATTTTGCCATCTTTTTTAACCATAGCAGACTTATAATATACACCTTTATTTATTCTCTTTGTTCTTTTTTTCATAATGAGTTAAAACTTAATGCTATCCTATTCGTTGTTTGGTTTACTTTATAACTAGAGTCATGTTCTATCCACGATGGGAATATTATTAAATCATTATTCTTAGGTTTGAAATTAAAATTTATGCAATTATTTTTGTCAATACTATCAAACTTGTATAATTTTATTTTATCGTTTGGATTATAAAAGTATATATCACTGCTTGAATCATCTATATTTAAGTATATCACACCACTTAATTTAGAAGGTATGTGATCATGTTTCATTAGACTACTATCTTTATCCATAATTGTAATCCATGAGTTATCTACTTTTAAATTTGTAAATCCTAATTCTACTGAAGTTTTATCTATTATGTTTTGTATATCTTGTTTAAAATTTTTACACTCGGGTATGTTGTTTGTAAAATAATCTACTATGTAATCACCATCTTTAAATTTAAACTTGTCATTTTTATAATGTGATATTTTAAAGTTGCCATATCCTACACCCTCTACATTACCTAAATTATTAAAAACATTTGAATTATCTTTTATATGTTTGACAATGCTTTTTCTTACATTATCATCTAAAAAATTTTCAATATAGATTATAGGTGTACTAAACAATTCTATTTTGTTCATACTTTAAAATCAGAAAACTTATCGTAAATGCCTTCGGCAGGTCTAGGTCCTGCAGGTTGATTAAGTTGTTCTTCGCTCTCTTGGTTACCATCTGTTAAATTTTGTGCTGATTGTTCTACATCATATAATCTCATTTTACTTCTATCAACACCAATAATAAATGATCTATTTACAGCAGGATCATTGTATCTATTTTTTAATTGTTTAACTTTCATTTGATTTAATTCTTCTAAATCTTCATTCGATATAAGAGCGAACATAAAGTCAGCAGTTGCAGGAAGACCAAAACTTTCTGAAGTATCTTCTAAACCAACATCACTTGACATATAACCAGTTCTAGTTGTTTGTGTAGCAGATATGATAGGTAAATTATATCTAACAGCAAGACCTCTTAATTCTTCGGCGATTGCCTTGACATAAAAATAAGATGATATATTACCACCTTTAAATCTACTAGACGAACATATATTTAAATAATCTATGAATACAATATCTGGTTTAAAACTTTTCTTTAATGCAAGTTCATCAATAAGTCCTTTGAAATGACCTGTGTGAGCAGAGGCAGTAGGATATTCTTTAATAATTAATTGACCATGTGCTTTCTTTTTTAGTTTAGCAATCTTTGTATCATAATATTGTTTAGGCATTTCATATAACTCATCAATGGTTACATCTAATAAATTAGCATCTATTCTTTCTGCAATTCTTTCCTCTGCCATTTCTAAAGTAATATACAATACATTTCTGCCTTGCATAATCATAGATGCAGCCACATGACACATAAACAAAGATTTACCAACACCAGTACCTGCAAGTGCCACATTCAAAGTCTTAGGTGGCACACCACCTTTTGTTATTCTATTGAAATATGATAGATCAAATTTTAATCTTTCTTCTTCTTTGTGATAGTAATCGTATCGTTCATCGGTTTGATTTAGATAATCATGCCCTATATGAGTATCAAACGAAACAGCAAGAGCATCTGATAATATAGATGGTATTGCCTCTGGTGTATGTTTTTTATCTTTGCCATCTAATATTTTGATACCTGATAGAACAGCATTATGTACAGCACGATCTTTACACCATTTCTCTGTTGTATCTGTTAACCATTCTATATCTGTTTTTTCATCAGGTTTTAAAGTCTCTAATACTCTTTTTGCAATCTTAAATTCATCTTCAGTAATATTTTTTAGATTAGACAATTCAATACTAATTGCCTCTTTAGATGGTAGATTATTATATTTGATTATATAACTCTCTATAAGTTTAAATATGGTTACTTCTTCGTTTGCTGAAAAGTAATCTGTTTTTAGGAAAGGTAAAACTTTTCTACTAAAGTTTTCGTTGTGAATTAAATTAGTTAGTATTGTTGTTTCGAGTCTGTTCATTTATGTTAAGTTTGCCTTCCTTTAATTGTTTTTCCATTACTTCTATTAATATATCGCCTATGGCTTGTCTAAATTCTTCACTTTCGGTATCTACATCATTTATATTTCTTTGTACATTATAAGTAAATTTTAAAGGTAATCGTCCTGCAACTTCTTTTTCTGCAAACTTAACTTGACCATAGGTATATATAACACCTTCGTATGGTCCTTTTGTGATCTTTATACATGAGAAGTCATCAACCTCTCTCTGTACAAAAGCGTATTCTGTTTTATTCTGCGCCATAGAGGAACTCTTTTTTGGCACCTTCGTCAATTTTATTGAGAACCTCTTTAGTATAGAATTTATCAGGTTCATTATTGATAGTTTTCGCATATTGTTTTGATCCGTCTGGTAATTCTATTCTTGTTGATACTGATTTAAATATACCATGTTTGATTGCAAGGTCTAATAACCCATAATGTTTTTCTAAACCTTTGTCATAAGTTAATCTTACATCTATCTTAGCATTTTCTTTTGTCAATCTACTCTTATAATTTAAACAATGTATTACATTACCTATAACTTCTTTGCCATCTTTTTCTTTTCTTTTTGAAAGGTATACTATATTACTAGCGGCATATTTTAAACCAGAACCACCACCCATTTCTTTTTGTGGGAACATTGAACCGATAACATCATAAGTATGATTAGTCATAATCATAGGTATTTTTGCCTTACCTAATTTCAATGTTAAAACTCTAAATGCAGCCTTGACAATTTGTGATCTTGTCATATCTCTTGTTTCTTTACCCTCTGCTGTATCTGTCATTTCTTTTGTAGTAGATAACATTCCTAAACTATCTAATACAAACATAATAGGTTTTCTTTTATCTTCTGGTTGTTCTAAATATTTGTCAACAACTTTTATAGATTGGTGTCTAAACTCTTGTACGGTTGCAACAGGAACAATAACCATTCGTTTACTATCAACACCTCTACTCTCAACTAAATCTTTTGTTAACGCACTTTCTGATTCAAAGTAAATCACACCTGCGTCTTTGTGTTTATCTAAAAAACTTTTTACTATGCCTAGAGCAAAGAAAGTTTTACCTGTTGCAGCTTCGCCTGCAATCGCAGTAATTTTATTTGAAGGAAGACCACCATAGATACTACCTGATAGTAAGGCATTTAAAGTATAACTACCTGTATCAATAAAACTATCTACATCACCTGCTTCAACGCCTTCACTTACTAGTGTGGCATATTCATTACCTGTTTCTTTAATTACTTCTTTTAAAAAATCGTTCATAATCATCCTTCTCTTTATCACTAAACACTAAACTATATTGTTTGATATTTAAATCATAACACACTTTCATTATTTTGTCAAGCTCTTTTGAAACAAAATCGTGTGTCATATAGTTATTAGGTCCTTTGTGTATTATTATCCTCATGTGCGTTCTCTAACTCACGCCAGTTTTTTCTCATATCTATGTATATTGGATCATGTGTAACCAAATCTCTATATCTTTTAAATATACGAGCAGACTTTGCTTTTTCGCAAGTTAAAGCATCTTTCTCTTGTGGTTTTACATTACCTCTACTATCATATTTTTTACCATCTCTATGATTAGCGTATCTTCTTGCTCTTGTAAATCCCATTTCTAAAAACTTTCTACACATATCCATACCTATGAAATCTTTTATTGCTCTAAATCCCATATACATATTGTGTATATCTACTGCACTTTTTTGTGCTCTTTTTTGTGTAGCAAATCGCCACTTTCTACATATAACATTTGTATAAGGTCTTACAAGTAATACACCTTGTTCACCTCTACCTATTCTATAAAGTTTTCTTATTTTAGGATTTCTGAAATTTAGTTTTTTATAATTTAATTTATAATCAAAGTTCTTCATTGCTCTTACGAGCTCTTAATACAACTGGTCTACCAGTAGGTTTAGGCAATTGATTGAGTTCGTTCCATAATTTAAGTTCATCATTTTGAGGCACCCAAGTTTTAGGTGGTGTCTCTAAATCATTTTGTGTAATTTTATCCCATAACAAAGTAAACATTTCATCTGGTGACATTTCTGGATGATGAAAGTTATATTTTGTTTGAACATTAACAACTTGTTTTTTTAATAATTCTCTATTGTACTCCAACTTTCGTTGAAAGTCCCAATATGCTTTCATGTCTTTGTATTTTTTTTCTGCAATTGCCATCATAACTATTTATGAAAAGGACATTTTTCTTTGTCCTTCTTTTGTGTTTTTAACCAATTGTAACCACCAAACCATTTTGATTGTACATTTAGTCTTTGTGATTCAACACCATAGTATAACTCTGGTTTATGACTTGGTGTTGTATATGTAATAAAATCTTTTATAAATTCTCTCTTAATAGGAATATATTGTGCAACAGGTGTTCCTCTTTTTAAATTAACTTCGCCATATCTTTTTATAACCATTTGTTGATTAATTTGATTATGTATATCTGATCGTATCACACCTGGCAAAGTATGAAAGTCCTGGTTAAAATCATAGTAAACTGGAAGTTGTAA